TATATTTGTTGAGTTGACGAACCCAACATGGGAGTGACTGAATAATCTTTCTGGCATATAGCTGGATAAGGTGATGAGACACAGGTGGTGCTGCTGCGAAAGCAGAATCGACTTACCAGTCGGGTCTCAGGCAGAGTGAAATTCTTACTTACTGTAGTAATGCCTCGCTCTTATTGGTAATACAGAAACCCAATCTCCCACCCCCTCTTTACGAGGGTTTTTTTGTGTCATTATGTTTACTTCTATTGAGGAAATCTAAAAACAATATAAATAAAACCCTTTTTATGTTGAAAGTATTATAATATAATATGTGGAACTCAACACAGAACAAATGTCAGGAGACTATTTTACTCACAACGATAGACAACCATGCATATCAAACACTTCTGCTTTGAAGTGGGATAGTACAGGAGAATTGTCATCACTTGACATGAATAGAATTCTAGGATTGCTTCAGAATTATAATCAACCAGAGGAATGTGAAGTCTCTGTTGCAATGGATGAAATTAAAGAATCTAAGTGGAAAGATACCACCTACATCGAATCTATTCATGTCAATGCACGATACCGAAACGGTAGTGCGATGCAAGAATAAATATTGAGGGTAACACCCTCTTTTTTAATGGCAATTGCATATTATTATCCAGAAGGACCGTTGGGACCAATATGTGACTATCAAATTGATGATGATAGTCGTGTTGGGTGCTCTTCAGATACTGACTGTCCTGAAGGATATGTTTGTGTTAATGGTCGGTGTGTTCGACTGATTGATGGTAAAGAAATAACTTATGGTCCTGTAGATTACGGTGATATAGAACGTGTAACTGGTGGTGGTGTTCCTGCAATTACTACTAGAAGATGTAGAGTTAGAACTCTTGCTGATGGAACTAAAGAGTACTATGATTGTGTAGATGATTTGTTAACTCCAATTGGAATACCAACTGGTTATCCTTTAATAGAACCAACATATAATTGGGAAGAGATATCAAAAACCCCTTGGGGATTGGATGATGATTTTAATGAACAGACAATGGATCCTTCTACTTGTGCTCCTTTTGATCCAGACATTAATATAATTCCTTTAAAGATGTATAGAGCTGATGGAACTTTTGTAGAGAAAGTTCTAACAGAAAGATCTTCACCACCAACTTTTCCTGTAAGAAGCGGTGTAGATACAATTCCTAGTGGAAATGTTGGTGCGGATTTTGTAGAGGTCAATTCAGATAACCTTTGGTATAGCAATCCAGCATCATTAGCCTGGCGTATCACTCAAGGTTCTACACAAATTGCTACTTCAGTTACCAATAAAGGTTCATGGGTACAGGTAGGTGCATCAAATAATCCTGGTAATGGTTGGACACAGCACATGATTGATTATGGTATCTATCCAGCAGTGCCTTTAGATACGGAGGAAGATCCTTACATAGGAGTGTGGCAGACACACACTACTACTGTTAACTTTCCTACTTCTGGTGTATATTCTATAAGGATAGAGTCTGACAACGATGGTTATATTAAGATTATAAACTCTGCTGCTATTGCTATTATTGATAGAGAGATAAACTATGGTGGAGATCTTGTTGGCGTGGGTAATGAAACTATCTCTTTAACATTAGCTGCAGGTGTCTATACTGTAGAGACACGTATTAAGAATAGAGTTATACCAGGTGGTGATCTAAAACTTAGGGTAAGTGGTGATGCTGCTGGTCTTGTTGGACTTAAATTTAAATGGAATGATAACCCTAGCACTGCTGGAACTGCTCTAAGTTCTCTAGTTATTGATGGTGTTACGTTCAATCAAACAGGAAGAAGTGGAGAGACTGATGCTATACTTACGGTTGCACATAGTACTGATTACCCAATAACAATTAATCCTGGTACAGGATATGGTGGAAAGGAAGTACAGTTTAAAGACATTGGTTTTTATGATCTTGATGGACAAGATTGGAATGCAACCTTATCAATTACTAGATTTGAACCAGAACCTCAGGTAACTAATGTAAATGGATATTGGTCTGAGGAAGGGAATAAGTATGCAGTTTGGACTAATCCAGAGGTTTGTACTCTACCTACTATAACTCAAGAAGTAACTTATAAAATCGATATACCAGCAGACGACACATATACATTCACTGGTGGTGCTGATTATAATTGGCAGGTATTCTTAAACAATAGTAACACACCTATCATTACAGGAGATGGTGGTATCTTTGACTCAGGTGCATTAAGTACCCCATACTCTGTACAACAATCCTTGACTGCTGGAGAATTAAAGATGGTTGTTAGGTGTACTAATGATGATGCTGGATTTGTAGATGCTAATGGTGATCCAACAGGAGATGCATTCAGATGGGATAGAAATCCTGGTGGATGGTATCTGAAAATTTGTAGAGGTTCTAGTTGTGTTACACCATCAACTGTTGAATGGGTTCCATCTGGTCCTCATAGTTCTTGGGGAGATTTTGCGGATACATATCTGGTTTATCCATCCAACAATAATGTCTTGAAGGGAACTATTCATACAACATCTTATAATATTAATGTTCCTTTTCCAGGTAATTATACTTTAGAATATGCTGTGGATGATCAAGGAACTATTTCATTAGATGGAACCCAGATTGTAAACTCTACATATAACGCTCCAAGTTCATCAACATATACTATTAATAATCTTACTGCTGGTCCTCATGTAATAACAGTTACCGTTCAGAATCAAACTCAGATGCAGCAAAGTGATGATTGGACTAGGAATCCTGCAGGTATAGGATGGACTCTAACTCCTCAAGCAAGTGCATCTAATATTGCAGCTACGTTTAAAAATAATGGTGATTTGTTAGTAACAGGAGAAGGTTTTGGAGAAGTTCCATTGACCTTTACATCTGTTGCTGCTACTGCTACTGGTGTTGATTGGACAATCGCAGGTGATTCATCTGATTCGGGGTATCAAATAGCATCTCCTACTAAGATTATGTGGGATGATGATATCTCTGGTGGGTTTGATGAAAATGCTAGTCTGACTATTTCAAGTATTACTCAGATAGGTACTTCAAATGTAGGTGTTACGTTTAGTTCTGATGGAACTGGTATCGATATAACTGGAGCAGGATCTGCTGATGTTGTATTTGATTTTGCATGGAATGACCAAGTAAGTATATCTGGACGAGCAGTTGGAACTTTGATACTCTTAGGTCAAACATTTACTCAGACTTCTAACACATCTGGTAGTCAAACTGCAACCATTAGAGTTAATGGTAGTACATCTGCTGTTTCTTACTACATTGGTGGAGAATCATTTATTCAGACTACATCTGCTGTTACTACTACTAAAAATATTGAAGTAGATGGTGGTGGAGCACAAGGTAGAACATATTCAAGTAGTTCTTTTTATACAGATAATATACGAACTGAAAATAATGGACAAAGACTTTGCTTGAATGATAATAGTGGTAGTAATGCTTACATGACATTCATGAGAAATGTACAGATCAATCGTACAGGTGGATTTACTGAGTATAATGATTTAGGATTTACAGATCACACAGATACTACAGCGTATTTTTATCCTATTGTTAGAGCAATCGCTGAAGAGTATACTAGTGGTAGGTTTGGACGCACAGGTACCTTCCCAAACAGAGGCAGAGCACCAGATGAGAGTGGTATGACTTATTGGGTTCTTTCTTATCTTAACAGTGGTGGGTCATTGACTGGTGCTGTTGACTCAACTCTTTTTGATAGTCTCAAATTTCTAATCCTTACTGCGTATACAAACAATCCATTAGGAAATGAAGGAGACCTTGGGGATATAACATCTGTTGTTTATCCTCAACGTTGTACTGCTCACATAGATATAGGAACAATTAACCAAGGGGTTGCCACTAATGCTATAATAGCTTCGTCTCTAGATTTAAGACCTTTCATAGAGGGAGGTAATTTAATTTGGACTACTAGAGATGCTGTAGGATACACATACAAAGAGATTGAATGAAAATTATTAAAAAATTTCTTACTGGAGAAGAAAGTGAAACTATTTCCAGTTTTATTATGGAGACTGAAAATTATGTAAAATCTATAGGACCAGATAATTATATTGGAACTGGTGATGATAGTTTAACTGGAAGGTATTGGTGTTATAATTATCTTTATGATATGCCAGGTAAAATTTTAATTCCAAAAATAAAAGATATATTTGGAGAATGTATGGTTCAATGTTGGGCAAATATTTTTAGAAATGGTGAGGGAATACAACCCCATAAACATTACACAGGTGATGGAATTGAATCAGGATTTGTTTGTGCAAATGTATTTTTATATGGACCTAATCCTGGAACTTGGTATGAAGAAGTGGGAACGATAGTAAGTGAAATTGGAACCCTAGTTATTTTTCCCAATGATTATATTCATGGTGTTCCACCAAATAAAGAAGATGGTGTGAGAGTGAGTATGGCATTTGATATTTACACAAATCCTGATGATTTTAATATGGTAAATGAACACCCTTCTAGATATATCTTAATTAAATAATATGGAATTACCAAAAATTAAAAACGAAAATTTACCTAAAGAGTTGAAAGAGATTCTTGGTGACGGAGATGCTGAGTTCGAAGCAATTGTAGATCCTATGGATATTCTTATAGATTATCTTGATCCTGAACAAGACCAACAGTCTCGTGCAAGAGTTGCTAACATGCTTTTAGAATCAAGAAAGAAATCTCATGATCGTTTAAGGGAGCAGAGGTTGAATAATCCGAATCCCTCTTGACAGATATGTAAAGTTATGTTATTATAAATAAAACTGATACAAAGGACTCGAAATAATCGTAACCCTGTGTAGATGTAAGACAGATCCCATGTCGGGGATCTAATCATCCGCAGGGTTTTTCCTTGCGAGACACTTAAAAACAATCATGTCAATCAAATCAACAATCGCTGCAGTAGCAGCATCTCCATTCCTTCTCGCTGGTGCAGCTTTTGCTGGTCCATACGTGAACGTTGAGAGCAACCTTTCATATCCTGATGGAGACTATTCTTCAGCAACTACTGAAGTACATCTTGGTTACGAGGGTACAACAGGTACTGAAGGTAAGATCGCATACTATGTACAAGGTGGTCCTTCATTGAACCATGCTGAAGCAACTGATGATACAGAGACAGAATTCTCTGGTAAGGTTGGTGCTTCTGTTGCTCTTGCTGAAGCAACTTCTCTTTACGGAGAAATTTCTGGTGCAACTGCTGGCGAAGACGCTGACGGTGACACAATCCGTAACTGGGGTGCTAAAGCTGGACTTAAGTTCACATTCTAAATTCACATAGTGAATCTACAGGAGGGGTTGCGACCCCTCCTTTTTTATGCTATAATTTTAAAAACATATTTCTTATGAATTTTTCTGTATACACTCGTAACGGTTGTCCCTATTGCTCAAAAGTCAAAGCAGTTATTGCTGGTAAGGGATATAAGTTTACTGAGTATCGTTTAGATACACATTTCGATAGACAAGGTTTCTATGAACAGTTTGGTAATGGTAGTACATTCCCTCAAGTCATCTTAGATGGTAAAGTTCTTGGAGGTTGTACCGAAACTGTTTTATATTTGAGAGAGAACAACTTGATATAAACACTAAATAAAAATAGCTGCGGAGGAACCCTATGGAACCAATCATTATTGCATTGATTGTGTTATTTGTTATAGGAGCATTTATCCTTGGGGTAACTGTTTCTTGGTTGGTAAAAGGATATGTAGAAGACTACATAGAAAATGCAGCATACTCTAAATCGGTTGTACATCCTGAAATGTTTGATGAAGATGGTAACATGTTACATGATGAACTTATCTACATCAAACCAACAAATCCATACTGGAAGTTTGAGGATGTAGATGAGGAAGAAGACTAATCACAGGAATTAAATTATGCCACGTAATATGGACAACAGTAACCCTAGGTTACTACTCAGTGAGATTTTGAGAAAGGTCTCTAATGCAAAAACAAAGAAGGAGAAAGTAGATCTTCTTCGTAAACATAATAGCAATGCTCTCAGGCAGTTGTTAATCATCAATTTTGATGAGAGTATTGAATCAGTGATGCCAGAAGGAGATGTACCTTACACTGCTAACGATGCACCTATAGGAACAGATCACTCTCGCCTTGAGCAAGAGTATCGTGGTCTTTATAGATTCTTTAAAGGTGGAGAACCTAGACTAAAAGGTTTGAAGAGAGAAACTATGTTTGTTCAACTCTTGGAGGGACTTCATCAGGATGAAGCAGAACTTGTAGTTCTTGCCAAGGATGGTGGATTAAACAAAAAGTATAAGCGTATCACTAGAGCAATGGTATCCGAAGCATTCCCTCAGATTGAGTGGGGAGGTAGGAGTTGACAGGTGTAAAAATTTTAAAAGAGAAATGTAATGTCGATGATGCATTGGATAAATCACTACCATATACTGCCTATCTGGTTGAGTATAAGGTAGATGATCAA